GAGCGAGACGTCCTGGCATGGGAAGCCTCCGCAGATGGTGTCGATGGGGGGGCACGCCATCGGCTCGAAGCCGGGCAGCGGTAAGGTGTTGGACATCGTCATAGCAGGGAACCTCGGGCCAGTGCTTCGACAGGACGCGCCGGCACCACGGGTCGATCTCGCAGAAAGCCACGGTCTGGAAGCCGGCACGCTCGAGGCCCAACGAGAAGCCGCCGATGCCGGAGAACAGGTCGAGCACGCTAGGCCTTTGCACTCGACGCCTCCCACTGCCGGATCCTCGAGATCCACCAGCGCACCGCCCCGAGCGAGTCGGGCCAGCGCTCGCCGAACAGGCGGAACATGATCTCGGCCTGCTCAGGCTCGAGCGGATCGAACATGAGAGCGGCCCGGTCGCCGGAGCCTGCCAGAGCCCGCGCCTGACAGGAGACGCACCCCGGGGTGAAGTAGGGACGCAGCGGCTCGGACCGAGCGTCGGTGCACTGGTAGCAGGTCACGCCTTCTCCTTGGCGCTGTTGTCGTTGGCGATGCACGCCGCGCACTTCCACAGGCCGGTGCGCCGCTGGATGCGGCCACCGAGCACCGGAGCCGACCGGCCATGGAAGTCGCACATGCGGTTCATGTTCAAGCCGGAGCCAGCCTGCCGTAGCGGGTTGACCGGCGGAGCCTTGGGTGGGGTGGTCATTCGAACGTCCTCAACGCCCAATGGGCGATCAACAGCGCCTCGGCCTTGTTGTGATCGGCCATCAGCCGCACCGGAGCGTCCGGGTACAGCACGAGCGCCTTCTGCAGGGCCTCGCGCTTCGAGGCCCCGATGCCGTAGAAGCCCTTCCAGACCTGCGGCTCGACGGAGCGAAACGGCAGACGCAGCATGTCGAGCACGCCCTCGATCGCGCCGACGGTCCGCATGAGCGAGTCCTGCGTCTGCGCCGCATTGCCGCGCCAGCCGACGGTGCGCAGCGCCTCGATGGCCACCACCACCGGATCACCGACCGGGCACCACGAGCGCACCTGCTGGCCCAGCTTATGCCCGTCGATGCGGCGCTTCACCATGCCCGCGCCCGACAGGGCCACGGTCGGGAGCTGTTCGACGCGGCACCGGCCGGTCGCGTCGACCAGGGCCACCGCGCCGGTGAGGCCGGGGTCGATTCCCAGAGCGATCACGGGCAACTCCTGGAACTGCCGACCACCGCTTGCACCACCTCAGCCACCACGAAGCCGACGGCGCCAAGCCAAGCGGCGCACAGCAGCAGAAGCAGGATCAGCACCCACAAAGGCAACGCGCCGCGAAGGAACGCCGGGCGCTTCACAGCGGAGCCCTCGTCCACCAGGCCAGCGCCGACAGGAGCGCCGCGCACACCACGGCCAGCGCCACCACGAGCAGCACCACGCGCACCGCCAGACGCGGCGGCGTGCCGACCGGAGCGTCGAGCTCGCGATCGGCGTCGACCGCGCGCTGCAGGGCTTGCTCCTCGAATTCGGAGTCTTCAGCGAACATCAGGGACATCGTCAGTCTCCAGGACAGAAGCCGAGCTGGTCGGCACGAACAATGGGCACTTGCCAGCGGGCCAGGCCGCTCGAGAGACGTCGAGCAGCACGGTGCGCGGCCGGAGCCACGGCAGAACCGGGAGGGTCTCGTTGCGCCGAGCGCACCGGGCGCACGACGCAGCAGGCGATGAGGGGCGGCACGGGTCCATGGCGATCGTCAGCGCGAGTGCCGCATGCCGGCCGGCAGCTTTGTCGGGTCGACCCCGCGGTAGTCCTCGGGCACCGCGGCGCCGAGCGGACGGTTGGCGCGGGCCTCGCGCAACCACTGCCGCTGGCCCGGCGACAGCACCTCGCCACGCGCGACCTTGGCCTCCATCTCCTCGAGGCACGCCGTCGGCTTGCGCTGGCGCAGGGCATCCACCGCACGGCCGAGCTCGGCCGCCAGGCGGGTGCGATCGCGCGGCGGCGGCGGCAGCAGGTCCTGCTGCTTCGGTGGGCGAGCAGGAGCACGCAGGCACAGCGCGCGGAACTCGGGCAGGCTCGGCGGACGGGGCGGCAGGTTCTCGAGCCCGTAGGAGATCGCCTCCGGGAAGGTTCGGAAGTGCCGCAACTCGCGCTGCCAGTGGTCGCGCAGCGAGGCGACGTGCGCCTCCGGATCCTCGCCCTCCGGGCATTGCCACCGCCGGTCGAACTCCGCGCCGTAGGCGGCGCGCATGGCGGCCCAGATGCGGTGCACCCAGGTGCCGGGCAGGAACGGATCCAGGTCGCCCGGGCCGGCACCGCCGGCGTCAAGCTGATCACGCGATGCGTCGGGTCGTGACATCGATCACCTCCTGAACCGGCTCGGCCGGCGTTCGAGAGCCCGGTGCTTCGGGCGGGTTGACCAGGAGCGCGGCGGTGCGGAGCTGGCGGCCCACGCGGTCGGACGCCTGCGCGCTCCCGAAGCGCGGCCGGTCCTGCGGCGTGATCCAGTCCGCGTGCAGGCCCTGCGTGCCGCGGAAGCACCAGATGCGCAGGAAGTCCTCGAGCGAGAGCTTCGCCAGCGCGGCTTCACGCACAGCCTGCTCGAGCACCACGCCGCTGACCGGAGCGCGCTTCTTGCGCCGCAGATCCAGCCAGGCCGACCAGACGTCGTCGGCGACATCAGCCGGTCGCTCGAGCTCTCCGGCGCCGGCACGCTTGCGAGGCTTGCGTTCTGGCGGAGCGTCGCCGAGCAGGTCGGGATCGGGCCTCGGATCGCCGGAAGCGCTCTCTCCTACGGTAGTAGGAGAGATAGATAGTATTCCCTTCTCTTCTCTTCTCTTGGATGCTGTTTCACGCGGGACAGGCGCGTGACCACCCCCACGCTGTCCCTGTGACGTCACAAGGTCGTCCTCGGGAACAGGCAGCGGAGCGCCGACAGGGCAACCTTGAGCAAGCCAGTGATCAAAATCGAGAGTGGTCACTGACGTACCGTGCCGCTGGTTGTGCTTCCGGACCCGCGCGCACTCCGAAACCCAGCGCTGGCGGAGCTTCGAAGCCCACGCATCGAGCGCAACCTCACAAGTGACCTTGTGGTACAGACGCCCATCCGAGCACTCCACGAAGCCGCGCAGAACCGAGTCACGTATCTGTCCCCAGGACAAATCGATTTGTCCTCGTGACAGGTAGCCGGCCTTATCTGCGAGCCATCGTTCGTTGTTCGGAACCGAGCCGGCCGGGACTTCGTGCCAGGCCGCGCACCAGAGCATCAGCGCGGCCCAACAGACCTCCGGCGTCTCGTTCACCACAAGCTCGGAGCCCTTCAGCCGCGCGACGTCGAGCCCCATGCGCGGGAAGTCGCGCAGGTCGACCTCCGGCGGCACCAGCGGAGCAGGTCTGGGATCGCTCACGACAGCGCCTCCAGCTCCATGGCCACGACGCGCTCGCGCCAGCGCGCGAAGCCGTCCTCGCCGAAGCAGTCGCGCACCGCCTGCCCGACCTTGATGCGCTGCATCTTTTGCCGCACCAGATGGATCTCGTCGTTGATCGCGGAGAGCACGTAGCCCAGGTTCAGGCGGTCCTCGCCATCGGCGACGTAGAGCCGCGAGAGCACCTCCTGCCGCCGGTTGGTCAGCAGCTCGTCGGCCTCGATGAATGGCATGGTTCGAACCAGCTCCAGGAATTCGGTGGGGAAGCGGTACTCGCGCGTCATGCGGAGCCTCCAGCAGGGCCGAGCAGCGGCGACAGAGCAGACGCGTTGCCAGCCTCGATGTTTCGAGCCACGACCTCCATGGCCATGGCGGCGGTGACCGTGCGCTGATCCTGGAAGGCCACGCACTGGCCCACGGTGTAGGAGAGCACGCCGAGCAGCTCCAGCGCGTCCATCTGTGCCGCGTGCCGCTGCAAGCACGCCAGCAGGTCCTCGCGGGCCGCCAGCGCCGCCGGCGAGGGTGAGACGGTCTTCATGCCCACAGCCCTCCAGGCAGGCGATCGAGCGCCGCGCAGCACGCCGGATTCAGCCAGGCGATCTCGCGGCGCAGCTTGGTGCCGCGCCCGGCGGCGATGCGGGAGTCGGTCTCCTCCCGCCGCCAGTCGCCGAGCATGCCGGAGTAGAGCTCGGAGTCGTAGCCCGAGACGATCACCATGCCCTGCAGGTCCAGGAGCACCTCCAGGAGCTCGCCATGGTCCTCGTCGGACATTTCGTGCCGGTAGCCGCCATTCGAGCGCATCACCCGGGTGCCGTGCAGGTAGGGCGGATCGATGAAGTGCAGCGTCGAGGGTGAGTCGTGCTGCCGGAGCACCTCCAGCGCCGGCCGGTTCTCGATGAGCACGCCCTGCAGCCGAGAGCCGACAGCAGCCAGGCCATCCGGGTACCGCGCCCAAAAGTTCATCGCGTTAGCGCTGGCCCGGCGGATGTCGGTCCGCATGCCGGTGCTCCGCTTGTTGGCGCCGTTGGAGCCGAAGCCCATCTGCGCGCGGATGCACAGCCGGCGAGCGCGCTCGATCGGGTCGTCGTGCTCCTCCCACGCCTCATCGAACTCGTCGCGCGCGAACGGAGTGAGGCGAAGCTGCTCGACCAGAGCGGCCCGCTGCTTCGAGTCGCGCAGCACGCGGAACAAGTTCACCACCTCGCCGTCCAGGTCGTTGTACACCTCGCCGTGCGAGCGCGGCTTCTGCAAGAGCACGCCAGCGGAGCCGCCGAACGCCTCGGTGTAACACTCGTGCGCGGGAAAGAACTGCAGCAGCCACGGCGCCAGCCGGAACTTCGCGCCCATGTAGCGCAGCGCAGGCTTCGTCACGATCACGGCGACTCCTCGAGCAGCGGATCCAGGTCGATCCGGTTCAGGTAGTCGATCAGGTGGCGCGCCTCTGCACGAGAGAAGACGAACGGCACCGAGCCTCGCCAGCAGTGCAGCCGACCGTCGGAAGCCAGCGCCACGGCGAACTGGTCCGGGCCCGGCGCAAAGTCGACCGCCAGCGTGACTACCGGCGCCTCGGGCCCGCGCTCGGCAACTTCAACACGCTCCGGTTCGGAAGCATCGCCGAGCTTCGCGCCGCGAAGCCAGTCCGCCAGCTCCGGCGTCTGCTCGAGCTCCGCCTCGAAGCCGTCAGCCTTTGGCCGGATCGCCACCACCCTGCTGATCGGCTCGTGGCCAGCGTGAGCAGGCAGCAGCGGAGCGTCGGCCGGCGGAGGGTTGGGATCGACCACCGGCGCGATGACGCCGCGCGGCTCGAGCTCAGGACGACCGGTGCCGGAGATCAGGCGATCGGCCGCCGGCGGCACGCCAGTGGCCAGCTCGCCGTTCGTCCCGCGCACCAGCTCGTAGAACACCGGGCCGCGCGCGCCAGGGCTGAACTCCGCCTCCCGGTTGACGTAGCCGTGCACGTGAGCCTCCTCGAGGGCCTCGCGCACCTGCAGAGCCGTGACGCCGCGCAGCTCGCCAGCGATCATGCCCGCGGTGGCACGCGGTCGACCAGGCAGCATCGCCTCCAGATGCGCCAGCGCCCGGAACGCCACCGTCCCGGGTTTCGGGGGGAAGGTGCTCATGGCGTGACCGGCTCGATGAAGCCGGAAGGCCCGCCTGCAGGCACCGGATCGCCGGAACCAGGCGCAACGAGCGGCTTCTTGCGGCGAGAGACACCGCGCCGAGCACGCGCGCTGGTGCCGCGCGGAGCGCGAGCGTCCGGCGGCGTCGCCAGCGCAACAGCGGCGAGCGACTCCACGAACGGCTGGAAAGCCGCGACGGTGACGATTCCAGGGTTCTGCGACTTGCCGCTGCGGATGTTCCACAGCGTGCCGACCGGCACGCCGGAGAGCTCGGAGAGCTTCTCCAGCTGCGGCTGACGCAGCAAGCCAAGCGCAGCAGCGACCTGGGCCAGAGAGGGGACGGGTGGGATCATCATGGCCGGAAGCGTAGCAGAAGTGCGGCGCGTGGTCCAATCGGACGACTCGCGCGCTCGCAGAAACGGTTATGCACAGGCATGACGCTAGGTAGAGTGCGGACTTCTCCACAAAAGCCACGCGAAATAGTCCAGATTGACCGTTGACTGTTGGCTGGCAGATAGGCAGAGTAAGGCCATCGCGCAACCCCGCGCGGAACCAGGAGCCAAAGATGAACACCGCCACCACCTCCCGCAAGCCTGCAACCCCAAGCAAGGCGATCCAGCAGCGCACCGAGATGCTCACGGTGATTGCAGCCAAGCACCTCAGCCTGGAGACGCTCGAGACGCGCATGTCCGACGGCCTGGACTTCAGCGACCAAGCGGTGTGGAGCATCAAGGCTGCGCTCGAGGCAGCGTACGAAGCCGGCGCGAACGCGATGCTGGCCGCTCTGAGCAAGTGAGAGAGGACGCAGCATGAGCACCATCAAGCCGCGCCTCGTCAGCACGAACCTGCGCCGCGCCAGCGGCACCTGGGTCCGCCTCTGCC